TCCGGGGCACGAACGGCAGATCAAAGCTGCGCCGCTTGTCCTGTGTCGTCAGGCTTGCCACCGTCTCCCATGGGCCGCCGTCATAGCTGGCGGCCACCTCCACCGTACTGCTGCACTCGGCATCCAGCCGCAGCGTCAGTCGGGAAAGATACCGGTCCTCGGCCCCGTCCAGCCCAATGTCACCAGTGGTCAGCTCAAAGTTCAGCTTTTCCTCCACACCGTCGGTGGCCTGCCAGTCCGCTTCGCGGCTGGGATCTGCGGCCCACAGTGCCTGCCCGTCCCACAGATAAAGCTGTCCGCCGGTGCTGGTCATCTCGTAGGAGCACACGTTTTCTTCGCTCCAGAGCGCGCGCTCGGTATCGTACACCAGCAGCCTTGCCGTATTTTCGCCTGCCGCCGTGCGGGCCACATGCAGGTAATAGCGGCCATCCAGCGCACTGCCCACCGCGCTCTGCACATTGGCCAGCCGGCCTGAATCCAACGCGCCTGACACTTTTGTTGGAATGCTGCCGTCCCATGCCATCACACCGTCCGGCGAAAGATAATAGAGCGTCTCGTTCAGCACACACAGGCTGCGCGCCGCGTTTTTGGCAACGCCCCGGCAGCGCAGCGAGGTGAGCTGAAAATCCGAAGGCTTGGAGCCATAGAGCTTGTGCAGTGTGTTCTCCTTAAAGAACAGCGCATAGCCCATGCATGTGGCCGCGCCGGTAAACGCACCATCACTGCCCACCGTCACTGCGTAGCTGTCTGCCGCAATGCCCCGGTAGGAAAACCAGTTGGTGGGGTCGCCTAAGCGGCAGGCATAGATCACGTTTTCCTTGCTGCTGCAGCCCCATACCCGGTTGTCGCACTCGGTAACGTAGTCCAGATCCGGCACGCGGCGTTCCATCCGCACCGGCGTGCTCACCGCAAAGCTGCGTGTCTCCTTGCCGTCCAAGCTGGTCCACTGGGCGCTCTCGGCGCTCTGCACCAGCGTGCCGTAAACATGATCTCCCTCCGGGCTTACCCGCACGCGCAGCCCGTTTTCCAGCACATCGTAAACTACCAGATCCCCGTCCAGCTTTGTCCACATGCCAGCCTGCTGTGCTGCCGTGCCCTGCACGGTCACGGTGTCCCACTGGGCAAATAGCTTCTGCGCGCCCGCCGCTGTGATGCGGCAGTATTCCAGCGGCACTGCCGTCCAGCTGCCGGAGGATGCGCTGTACTCTTCCAGTGTGCTGGTGCTGGCCCATGGGTGCTCCTCGTCCTCCACCTTCAAAAAGAGCTGTCCGTCTGCAGGCTTCTCCGGTTCCTCCTTGCCGTAACCGCTCACCTCGTAGGCCTTGCCCGCGGCATCACAGGGTGCAAACTGCACGCTCTGTCCCTCTGCCTGCCATACAGCTCCCAGTGCCGAAACACTTCCGTCCGCTGTATCAAAGGCTACCTTGTCCGGGAAGATCAGGATTTTTGTACCAATGCCCACCAGTGCCTTTTTGCCGTCGGTCACTGCCTCGGTGCAGGTCACCGGGTTCGCGCCGTCGGCATCCGGCGTGTAGATCAGATCCTTCCCGCAGACGGTCAGCAGCCCGTTCAGGTGATACATGCCGTTCAGCCCGGTCAACTCCCTCAGCTTGCGGCGCGGCTTGCGGGTGCTCAGCGCCGGGAAATCCCGGGCAGAAAAATTCACGCCCGCGCTGTACTCTGCTTCCGAGCAGGCATAGGTCTCGTTCAGCCCGCCGAATACCCGCACAAGACTGCGGCTGTTCTGCAGCTTCGCTCTGTTTGCCAGAACCATGCTCTCACCTCCTTACCAGCGCCACTGGGCACCCGTCAGGGTCGGGTAGCTGCGCCGCAGCCACGCCGCCAGATCTGCCAGCAGACTGTTGTACTGGGCCTGCTCCCCGACGTAGCGGTCGGTCTCACCAAGGGCCGCATCGGTCATGGCACACAGATAATGCGGATACAGCGCATCAAAAGGTGCCGGTGCCAGCAGCACATCGTCGTCCTGCAGGCTGTCGTCCCATGCAAGGTCTGCGCCCACATCGTCGTATGCATCTGTGAT